CCAACTATCAATCACGGCCAATGGGAAGGTTGCATTGGAATTGAAGGAATGCTGCTTTGTGAAATGCCTATTGAACAGCATAAGTCTATGAAAGACTATTATGCAAATAGGAATTACGAGCAGAACGAATCACTTTCAGGTGACCTAGATGCACTAAATCGTTCAGGTGGTCCAAGAGTTTATCAAACTCGCGAATCATCTGTTTCAAAAGGTCGCAGAGATCTTGCGGCTATGGAAGACTAAAAACTCGTGAAGGAGTGAAAAAATGGCAAATGTTGATGCTGCCTTTGGGTTCGTCCCAGTTCGCCACATGAGCGGTAATATTCCACGTGCAAATAAATACACCATTGCTTCTGGTTTAGCGGAGAATATCTTCACAGGTGATCTTGTTATTATTATTAACACAGGTCTTCTGACCCCGCACACAGCCACTGAAGTAAATAATATTGGTGTATTTGCAGGTGTTTCATATACCGCTGCAGATGGCTCTTATGTGTATAGCCAGTATTGGCCATCAGGTACAACTGCTACAGATATCGTAGCATATGTGTATGATGATCCATATACTGTTTATAAAGTTCAGTCAGCTGGAACTCCAGCCCAAACTAATATCGGCAACTGTGCTGATGTTGTTGCGGGTGCAGGTTCCACTACAACTGGTCAGTCAGGTTTTGAAATTTCAGGAACCATGGCTGCAGGTGCTGCAACTTGTAAAATTCTTAGTCTTTATGAGGCTCCTGATAATGCTTTCGGCGCAAACGCCATTATGGAAGTTATTATTAACGAGCACCTCTTAAAAGACTCAGCTGGTATATAGGAGGGTTTGAAAAATGGCTATGAATAGAGCACAATTTGCGAAAATGCTCGAGCCAGGATTGAACACCCTGTTCGGTCTTGAATATGCTTCTTACCCAGCTGAATATGAAGCTGTGTTTGAATCAAATAGCTCAAATAAAGCATTTGAAGAAGATGTTTTGTTGACAGGCTTCGGTGCTGCCCCAACTAAAGATGAAGGTGCGTCTGTTTCTTATGACTCAGCTTCTCAGCAGTGGACAGCTCGTTACCAACATGAGACAATCGCTTTGGCATTCTCAATTACTGAGGAAGCTGAAGAAGATGGTCTTTATGGGTCAATTGCTTCTCGTTACACAAAAGCACTAGCACGCTCAATGGCCTCTACTAAAGAGATCAAGGCTGCTAATGTTCTTAACACTGCGACAACTGCGGCGGGTGGTGATGGCGTTTCACTATTAAATACATCTCACCCAACACAGAATGGCATCCAGAGTAACACACTTGCTACTGCTGCTGACCTTTCTGAGACTTCATTGGAGTCAATCCTTATCAACATTGCTGACATGAAAGATGATCGTGGTCTGCGGATTGCTGCTCAAGGGACAATGCTTATTATCCCAACAGCATACACATTCGTAGCAGAGCGTCTTCTTGAGTCTCAGCTGAGAACAGGAACAGCTGACAATGACATCAACGCTATTAAGTCTGGTGGCTACTTGCCTCAGGGTTATCACGTGATGCGTCGCCTGACTGATTCAGATGCATTCTTCGTTAAGACGGATGTTCCTGATGGTCTTAAGATGTTCCAGCGTTCACCTATGAAAAAAGGTGTTGAAGGTGATTTTGAAACTGGTAATGTTCGCTACAAAGTTCGTGAGCGTTACAGCTTCGGAGCAACTGATTGGCGCGGAATCTTCGGCACAGAAGGTGCTGCATAAAATAATATGGGGGAAGGCAAAAGCCTTCCTCCTAACTTTTCCTGACAACTCCATCGGGGGGTTGACACTAGCCACGACAGGAGATCCAAATGGCTAATACTACTTTCACTGGACCAGTGCGTTCAGAAAACGGATTCACAGTTGTTTCCAAAGATGCAACATCTGGTGCTATCACTGATGTAGCTTCAATAGCCTCTACAGGCATTGTAACAAATAAATATGTAAAGCATGTTGGCTTTGCCACTGGTGTTACTGTTAACACAACTGCAGGTGACAGCCCAACCATTGGTGAGTTTACACAGCCAGCAAATACAATCATTACTGACATCAAGATATTTTGCGATGTTGCTCCTGTTATTGGAGAGGGTGACATTGGTTATGAAGTTGGCACATCTTCTTCTGGTGCACAAATTGTTGCAGCTCAGACAGATGAAATATTAGATGCTGGTACAACTGTTGTTGTTCACAACGTAACTATCACTAGCTTGGTTCTTCAGACGCAGGACGGCACAACAGCCCCAGCTTCCGTCCAGTATACAGACACCGCAAGAACTATTTTCTGTAACATCACAAACACAGTTGATGCAACAACAGCAGGTTCGTTCACATTCATTATTGAGTATGTTCAGATTGCATAAACTGGTGGGGCTGTGTGCCCCATCATAACTTAGGAGTGCAGAATGGCTGATATAACAACCACAACCAAAATATCTGAAAACACTCAAGAGGTCGTTTTTGCTTTCCAATATCAATATGTTGATGGTGGAAATGAAAGTGCTGTCAGCAAAATTGATGTCTCTGGGCTTTTGACCAATGCAGCAGGGGAAACCTGCACAGGCATAAGGATAATTGAGTGTTGGTGGGTTATCAATGCAATGACTGTTGAGGTTCTTGCAGATGCAGACGTTGACATAATTGTCCTTCACCTTGACGAAGGCCAGTCTGGATATCAAGACTTTTCTAGATTTGGCGGATTGCCAACAAGCTCATCATATGGTGCCAATGGAACAGGTGATATAAAATTCACAACAACTGGTGCTGGAGCTGCGGGGGATTCATATCAAATTGTTATCAGAGCGAGCAAGCAGTATTAATGGCAACTTCAGGAACAGTAGTTTTCAGGCCAAGTGTTGAAGAGATAATAGCAGAAGCATTTGAGCGTTGCGGTATTGATCCCCAAACAAGGACAGGGGATCATGCCGTTTCTGCGCGCAGAAGCCTTAATCTTTTATTTTCTGAATGGGCAAACAGAGGAATAAATTATTGGGCACTCAGCTCTGGCACTCTTAATCTTAGCTCAGGGACAGCTGTTTACAATTTGCCAGCAGGAGTTATAGACCTGATGGACGTTGTTATAAACAACTCTGCTAGTTCATCTCAGTCAGATACCATAGTTAATAAAATAACAATATCTGAATATAACCAGATACCCAATAAAACATCCTCAGGAAGACCAAGCCAATACATGATTGATAAAGGTCTCCAATCAGGATCAAATAACATATCTAAAATTTATGTTTGGCAAGTCCCTAATATAAACACATATGTCCTGCAGTATTGGTCAATGAATCAACTTGAAGATATAACAGCTTCAAATCAAGACACAGACATTCCTTATACATGGAGTGAATGTATTTGTGCAGGCTTGGCAAGCAAGCTCTCCGTCAAATACTCGACAGATCGGTTTCAACTTTTAAATGAGCTTTATGAAAGAGCATTTAATTTCGCAGCAGCATCAGATAATGATGGCGTAAGCTTGAGGGTTCAACCCACAGCGTTGAATTTGGTTTAATGGCGAAATATGCATCAGGAAAAAAATCATCAGCGATAAGTGACAGGTCTGGCTTTAAAATAAAGTACACAGATCTTAAAACTACTTGGGATGGGTTGCGTGTTGAAAAACAAGAGTGGGAGCCGAAGCACCCTCAATTAACTCCAGCCAAAAATGTTTTTGATGCAACAGCATTGAGAAACCCAAGGCCTGATGGTGACCCTGATAATGTAAAGTTTTTTGTAGGTTTTAATTACGACCCTTTCCTTGATGTTAGGGAGAGGCCACCTGTTGGAATAGCAGGATTTGGTCAAATTGGAAGAGTTGAAGCTAGATTCATAATTGGTGCAAACACGACAGGGGTCGCAGGAACAGGTGCTTTAGGAACTTTTGGCTTAACTATAAATCAGACACTATCTCAGATAGGGCTTCAGGCACTTGGTTTTGTAGCTGGGTCAGCAACTGGCACGACAACTTTCGCAGTGACAGTTGTAAATCCTGGTTCAGGAAATGTTTATGCAATAGACGCCAGCAACCAAGCAACGCTTACACTTTACGAAGGAAACACTTATTACTTTGATCAATCAGATAGCAGCAACAGCGGTCACCCATTAAGGTTCAGCACCACTTCAAACGGAACTCACGCTGGCGGATCAGAGTATACAACAGGTGTAACAACAAGCGGAACTCCAGGAGAATCAGACGCATATACTCAAATTGTTGTTGCTTCTGGTGCACCAACCTTATATTACTATTGCACTCAACATAGTGGCATGGGTGGGACATCAAACACACCATCACCAATAACACAAGTCCCAACAGCTAAAGAAGTTAATGCTGGGGTCGCAGGAACAGGTGAAATTGGTAATCAGGCTGCTCAAGGAAGTCCATCAAATGCTGGGGTCGCAGGAACAGGTGGCGTAGGAACTGTTTCAGTAACTCTAAGTGGTTGGGGTCTTAGTGGCTGGGGAAGTGGAACATGGGGTAATTAAATGAACTATACAACTTTGGTATCTAATATTAAAAATTTTATGGAAGATGATTCTTCAGAGTTTGATTCTTCTATTAACGAAATAATATCTCAAGCTGAAGAAATGATATTTCAAAGACTTCCTAGCTTGCCTTGTTTTAGATCATCAGTAACAGGAAATTTGGTTGTTGGAACTCCTGATTATGTAATACCATCAGCAAGGATGATAAGACAACTTTCTGTAACAGCTTCAAGCTCTGTTTCTTTTCTTGATCACAGGGTAGATTCTTATATTCGTGACTATTGGCCAAATGCAACACTTACAGGAACACCAGAGTTTTACAGCACAAAGTTGGCAGGGACTGCTGGTATAACTGTAACTTTGGCACCAACACCATCTGCTACTTTAAGTTATCAAGCTGACATAGTAGCCCCAGAAACAGGATTATCTACAGGTAATGCAAACAGTTGGATCGGCGATAACGCTGAAGCTGTTTTGCTTGCTGCAGCACTTTATGAAAGTTCTGCTTTCCTTAAAGCTCAAGAAACGCTAAGTTTATACAAGGCTCAGTTTGATGAAGCTGTTGCATTGTTCCAGCAGGAGATGGGCAGAAACTACACAGCCGAATATAATGGAGGCATTTAATGGCTATATCACAAGCAATGTGTACATCGTTCAAAGCTGAAATATTGGATGAACAACACGACCTAGCAGCAGATACTTTAAAAATTGCACTTTACACAAGCTCTGCAAGTTTGGGTGCAACGACTACTGCATATGCAACAACCAACGAAGTAAGTGGTTCGGGGTATACTGCTGGGGGCGAAGCTCTGGCAAATAAAACAGTTTCAACAAGTGGCACCACAGCGTTCTTTGATTGCGATGATCCCACTTGGACAAGTGCTTCTTTCACAGCCAGAGGTGCTTTGATATATAATGACACCAATGGCGACAAAGCGATAGCTGTTTTAGATTTCGGAGGAGACTTTGCAGTTTCATCAGGAACGTTTCAAATAGTTTTCCCTGCAGCTGGGGCAAATGCGATTATAAGGATAGCATAAAATGGCAAGCAGCTATGTAAACGATCTTAGATTAAATGAGCTGGGTACTGGCGATGGTTCGGGTACTTGGGGAACAACAACAAATACTAATCTTGAGTTGATAGGGGAAGCATTAAGTTTTGGCACAGAAGGCATAACAACAAATGCCGATACTCATACCACCACAGTAGCAGATGGTGCGAGTGATGCTGGCAGAGCTATGTATATAAAGTATACTGGGACTTTGGATAGTGCTTGCACAATAACAATTGGCCCAAATACAATGAGTCGTGTTCATTTTATTGAGAATGGCACATCAGGGTCTCAAAATATAATTATCAGTCAAGGGTCTGGCGCGAACATAACAATACCTCCTGGAGATGTAAAGGTAGTTTATCTTGATGGCGAAGGTTCTGGTGCGGCTGTTTTTGATGCTTTTGCATCTTTAAGCGTTGTAGATTTAAAAGTTCAAGATGATTTAACAGTCGGTGACGACATTATTATAAATTCTGACAGTTCTCTTATCAGCTTGGGAGCGGATGCTGATGCGACATTAACTCATGATGGGACAACTGGGCTAACTATAGCAGCAACACCTATATCTATAGATTCAACTGGGGAGCTTCATTTAAACTCCACAACAGGTGATATTAAGCTGCAAGATGGTGGGGTTGATCAAATTGCTTTTGATTTAGATGGTGCTGCGGGTGTGGTAACGATGAAGCCAGCGGTTGATGCTGATGATTTAGTTATAGCGCAATTTGATGGCACTGAAGTTATCCGCATTGAAGATAATGCTAGTCTGGGTTTAGTAGGTAATAAATTAAACATTTCTGATTCTTCCAGTGACGTAGTTATAAAACCTCTTACAGATGCCAAAGATATTATTTTCCAACAGTTTGATGGCACTGCTGTTATGACTGTTGAAGACAACATTTCTTTGGCTATCAATAATGACATTACTGTAGCAGGAAGAGCATCTGGCCATGTAACTGAAGACAACGATGGTAACTTTAACCTAACTGTTGGAAATGATTTTAAATGCACCACTGCTGGTAATTTAGCTTTAACTTTTTCAAACCCAGCCGCAGGTCAATCAGGAAATGTTATGTTTATAAATGCAAGCAACCATGTAATAACTGCTCATGCTTCTGTGGCAATAGCACCAGCATCATTAAGTGCTATTTCATCCAGTGGCACATACCTTCTTACTTATTACTGCAGTGCAGCTAGTGGGAACAATACTATCTTGGTATCTGCTTCAGCTGCATTAACATAAGGATTTAATATGTCTGTAATAAAAGGAAACGGTGCAGGTGAAGCCTCTGGCTTTTATACGCACACAATAGACCAGAGCTTGCGGTTCGAGGATGGCGATAGCCCTGCATTAACACGCACACCTTCATCTGCTGGAAACCGCAAAACGTGGACTTGGAGTGCGTGGATAAAGCGCGGGAATATAAGTGCAAACCAGTTTTTATTTCAGGCATACGATGGTGCGTCAAGCCGCAGGTCTGGAATAAAATTTAATTCTGACAATACGATTGCGTTTGATCAAGGCGGCGGTGCTTCAAGCGGTTTAATAGACACAGTTGCTGTCTACAGAGATGTCAGTTCTTTTTATCATATTGTTGTTGTCGCCGATTATTCAAATGGAACGGCTGGAAACAGGGCAAAGATTTACGTCAACGGTGTTTTGCAGACAGTAACTACATCAGACGATTTTGAAAATGATGATGGTCTTATAAATTCAACAAATGAACATAGTATTTCTCGCGCTAGTAGTGGTTCCTTTGACGGCTACATGAGCGAAGTAAACTTCATTGACGGTACTGCGCTTGGGCCTGACAGCTTCGGTGAAACGAAGGACGGTATCTGGGTAGCCAAAAATGTCAGCGGCCTGACGTATGGCACTAACGGCTTTCACCTCGACTTCGCTGACAGCTCTGCAATCGGCAATGATGTGTCGGGTCAAAACAATGACTTCGCTGTTTCGGGTGGTGGTAGCCCTACCCTTGTTGCCTCAGATGTGGTGCCAGACAGCCCGACGAATAATTTTGCTGTGATGAATGTGCTAGATAATAAAGCCGTAACGCTTTCAGAAGGTAACTTGCGTTGCACTCCGACAGGTGACTACAAAGCCGTCAGAGGAAACTTTGCTATACCCTTGACAGGAAAGTGGTTCTTTGAAGCTAGGGTCACGACTGATGGTGGCGGTAATATTACTGACCAGTTCATAGGTATAGCTACTGACCAAAATGTTTTAAGTGGCTCAAGCCCCTACGCACAAGCCGCAACCTATGGTGTGCTTTATAAACTTGCTGGAACAATAGGGCGTCTTGGCTCCGACGCGGAAACAGGGCTTGCCAGTTTTGCGGCGGGTGATGTTTTGGGCGTGGCAATCAATTCCACAGACAACGAGGTGCAGTTTTATAAAAACGGAAGCACAGTAGGTTCTGCGGTTGCCTTGCCTTCAACAACAAGAAATTCATTTGCCTTTTTTGCAGGAGCAACCAATCGTTCTTCAGTATTTAACTTTGGTCAAGACAGCACGTTTAATGGTGCGGTTTCGGCTGGGTCAGCAACAGATGGAGTAGGTACATTTCAGTCGTTGCCTACAGGATTTAAGGCATTGTGTTCAGCTAATTTAGATGAGCCAGACATCATTGATGGGTCTGAGTATTTCAATACGGTGCTTTGGACAGGCACAGGCAATGATGATTTAGAAGTTACTGGGGTTGGGTTTTCTCCATCGTGGAGTTGGATGAAAAGAAGAGATGCAACGGGGGACCAATTATTCTTCGATGTTGTAAGGGGCAATGGTAAGCAGTTAAAGTCAGCGGGTAGTACCAACAGTCCCGGAACTTCTGCGGAAAGCACACAAAGTAACAAGCAAAAAACTTTTACAGCAGATGGATTTACCTTAGGCACTGATGCTACTGTTAATACCAATAACGGTACCTATGTCGCTTGGAACTGGCTGGCTGGCGGCTCTGCTTCAAGCAACAGTGATGGTACAATTACATCAAGCATATCTGCAAATTCAGAGTCTGGGTTTAGTATTGTTTCGTTTACGCACGATGGAACAAACGCTTCTACGATAGGTCACGGTCTAGGCAAAACCCCAACAATGATAATTATGAAGCAAAGAAGTGCCGTTTCTAATTGGAGAGTTTTTCATTCTGAGTTAGCCGATGGAAAAAATATTCTGCTAAATTCAGCTAATGCTGTAACTCAAGCTGGTGACATTTTTCAAACTGCGCCAACAAACACTGTGTTCACATCTGGAAATGGAGACAGTGGCAACGGTAAAACCTATATAGCTTATTGCTTTGCAGACATAGACCAATATTGCAAGGCTGGCAGCTACCTCGGAAATGGAAGTTCAGACGGTACCTATATTTTCACAGGTTTTCGCCCTGCTTGGATTTTGGTGAAGCGTTCAGAAAATGCTACAGGCGCTAACTGGTGGATTCATGACAACAAAAGAAACACAACAGCAAATGGCAATGACACAGACGCAAGCTTACTTGCAAATACGACCACTGCTGAATCAGGATTGTCAGATTGCGAAACAGACTTTTTATCGAACGGTTTTAAAATCAGGAACAGTTTGAACCAAGCAAATAATACTAGTGGAACCTATATCTACCTAGCCTTTGCGGAACAACCCTTTAAATACGCCAACGCTCGATAGGAGAATATAAAATGCCTTGGAAATACAACAGTAAGACGCTCCGTCCAGGAAAAGAATTTATAGGCACGGATGGGACACAGTACCCAAAAGTTTGGATGCGGTACAGTGACTCCGAAAAAGAAGCTATTGGCATAACTTGGGAAAACCCACCAGCATCAGAAGAGGCATTTGATAACAAATTTTATTATGGAAGAACATCTGATGGCACACTTATACCAAAGTCTTTAGCTGATACGCTTTGGGTGGACGAAGATGGCAAAGCTGAGAACGACCCTGAGACAGGTCAACAGGGCGTAACTCCTGGGCTGAAGTCACAGTACAAGGCTCAGACAAAAGTTACAGCTGGTGAGTTGTTAGCTGGTACTGACTGGATGGTTATTCGTTTACAAGAAGATAGCAGCAAGACATTGAGTACAGCGGTTACAAATTACAGAGCTGCTGTTCGCACTGCCTCTGGCTCAATCGAAACAGCCATAGATAATGCGGCAGATATAGATGCGTTCAAGGTTTTGTTTGACACACCTGTCGATAGCGATGGTGAGCCGACTGGCAAAGCACCAATAAACAACTGGCCTGATGAGTTATAAGATGAAAGACATGCACACAGACATAGCCATTATAGGTGGTGGCATAACAGCTCCGATTTGGGTAAACGCTTTAACAGGCTGGTTTGCCTTGGCAACTGCTGTTGTGTCTTTTGTTGTTGTTTGTGGCAGAGCTTACTCTATGTATCGGAAGCACAATGATAGCTGAAACCCTTGCGGGGATTGCTCTTGTTAAATCTGCTGTTGATGGCATTAAGTCTGCTATTGGCACAGCCAATGATATTGGGGAGATAGCTGGGCACATAGACAACCTTTTTCTTGGTGAGCAACAGGCACAAAAAGCTAGAAACAAAAAGTCTGGTGTAAATCAATTTAACGTCAACACTGTAGCTAGAGAAACGATAGATGCAAAGCTAGCGGCAGAAAAACTTTATGAAGTATCTGTTATGGTTGACCAGCGTTTTGGTCATGGAACTTGGTCTGGCATTGTTACTGAACGTGCTAGGCGTATACAGGAAGCCAAAGAAGAGGTGAAGCAAGCAAGGATAGAACAGAATCGCAAGAACCACGAAATGATGGAAGTTGCCAAGACCATTGGCATATCCCTTATGGCTATAATTTTTGTAGTTTCGTGTATCGCACTTTCAATCATGTTTGCGAGCCCATAATGTTCACCGCTGTTCTAATAATATGCGCACCACTACTTGGAGATGAGTGTATTGAAATAGTAGATGCCAAAGGACCATATGATAGACAGGCAGAGTGCATTGAGCGTGTGCTACAAATGTTTCAAGACACACAGCTTTTATTCCCTGCCCCATATAAGTCAGTTTCTTATAAATGCGAGAACAAATACAAGAGAGCTTAATGACGCAAAAAAAGTTGCAAAAAGATAGTTCTTATTCAAAGTTTGACACCAATGGCGATAATGTCCTTTGTGATGAAGAGCTCTCTATGGCGTTAGAGTTCAAAAGAAAAGAACTTGAAGATGCAGATGCTCGCCGTGACTCAATGCGCTATATGACTTGGTTTGCTTTGTTTGGAACTTTAAATTATCCAGCGGCTATTTTAATTACAGCTATGCTTGGATATGATAGTGCGGCAACTATAATAGGTAATATTGCACCTACTTATTTTGTAGCCAACTCTGCTCTTGTTGCTGCTTATTTTGGAGCTAACGCATACGTCGATAGAAAGTCAAAACAATGATACAAGCATTGATTGGTCCTATAGCATCATTAGCTGGCTCTTGGATGGAAAAGAAAGTAACAGAGCAAAAAGGTAAGTCTGCTGTTGCTATGGCTAAAGCAGAAGCTGAAGCTGAAGTGATGAAGGTTGCCGCCACTCATGAGGCTGGGTGGGAAAAGATAATGGCTAATTCATCTGACAATAGTTGGAAAGATGAAGCATGGACTGTTTTGTTTATTGTTATTATAGCGATGTGTTTCATCCCACCTTTGCAGCCTTATGTAGAGCGTGGGTTTGATGCGCTCAATCGAACTCCTGAATGGTTTCAATGGGCAATGTATGCTAGCATCGGTGCTTCATTCGGAATAAGAGGTTTAAAAGGTATTAAGAAATGAATATTGATAAGCTGAGGGAAGAAATTGAAGCTGATGAGGGATGCAAGTATGAAATCTATCTTGATCACCTCGGTTTGCCTACTTTTGGCATCGGGCATCTTGTTTTGGATATTGATCCTGAGTATGGAGAAGAGGTCGGAACACCTGTATCAGAGGATAGAGTGTCAACTTGTTTTAATAGAGATGTACACACAGTGCTTTCCGAATGTGAAAGGTTGTACGAAGACTTCGCCGACCTCCCTGAAGATGTGCAAAGAATTATTGCAAACATGATGTTTAACATGGGCTATCCTAGGCTAAGCAAATTTAAAGGAATGAAGGCTGGTGTTGATGCTCGTGATTGGAATCAAGCTGCAGATGAAATGGTTGACTCTGTTTGGTATCGTCAGGTAACTAATAGAGCAGACAGACTAGTTAAAAGGATGAGGGGTATTTAATGTCACTAAAACTTCTTAAATTCAAGCCAGGAATAGTTAAAGACATAACAGAGTTTGCATCATCAAAAAATGGTCCATTCTTTACAGATGGTAATTTAGTAAGATTTGTTAATGGCTATCCTAAGAAAATTGGTGGCTGGGAAAAAGAAGTTTATTATGGTTTAGATGCAGCTGGAACCCCAGACACAGAAACACCAGTTACAGTTCAAGGATCTCCCAAAGCAATTGTTTCATGGAGGCCTAATACTGATGGTGAAGATAGAATTGCAATAGGAACTCACTCGCACATTTACATATTAAAGGGGAGTGTAATTTATGACATAACACCTTTGAGGAAAACAACATCAAATTTAAGCAACCCTCTTGCAACGACAGACGAAAGCACAACTATAACTTGTACAGATAATAGCCATGGTGCGAGGGTTGGCGACTTTGTTGTTATTGAATCTGCTACAGCTGTCGGTGGTGTTTCTGCAAACTCACTTAATAGAAAAACAGGATTTGAAATAACAGCAGTTACAACAAATACATTTACAATAACTTCCCCCACAGAAGCAACAAGCTCAGCAACTGGTGGGGGAACAACAATAGATTTTAAATATCTTGTTGGAATATCTGGGAGCTTGGGTTCTCAAAGCTCAACTCCAGCTCTTGGTTGGGGAGCTGGAACTTGGGGTCAAAGCACTTGGGGAACAGCAAGAGATGCAGGATCTTCAAATGTATCATTAGACGGATCAAATTGGGATCTTAATCTTTGGGGAGAGGACTTAATAGCCAGTGTGAGAAATGGTGGAATTTATTATTGGGATCTTTCTTCTGGGGAGAGTGGCAGGTCAGTTCTTATTTCTTCATTATCAGGTGCATCAGACGTGCCAAGCGCAATTAGAGTAAGCACAATATCTTTCCCAGACAGACATTTTGTAGTCGGTGGTTCTGTTCCTTTGGCTGGTGGGGATATGGATGCTATGCTTGTAAGGTTTTCTGATCAAGAAAATTTCGTTAATTTTACACCAGAATCAACCAACACAGCTGGTGATCAAAGACTTGAAGTTGGAACAAAGATAGTTTCTATGACGCCGACAAAGAATGAAACATTTATTCAGACTGATGAAGCTGTTTATGGGATGACTTTTGTAGGACCACCTTTCACTTTTTCATTCAGGCTTCTCGCAGTTAACTGTGGTGCTGTTGCTATCAATGGCTCTGCAAACGTAGATGGTGATGTTTATTGGATCGGCAAAAATAATTTCTTTATTTACAATGGTTCTGTTGCAGAGTTGCCTTGCTCAGTTCAATACTATGTATTTGACAGAATGCAACAAGACTTTATTGATAAGACATATGCTTCTCACAATAAAAAATTTAATGAGATTAGTTGGTTTTATGTTAGCACAGATAACACATCAGGTTCTAATAACCCAGAGCCAGATAGCTATGTGACATTTAATTATTCTGATGGGTCTTGGACAATAGGATCTTTGGATAGAAATGTTTGGCACGATTCTATTGGCTTCAGAAAATTTCCTTTTGCTTTTGACTCTTCTGGGGAGCTTTATAATCATGAAATCGGAACTTCTGATGATGGGGCTTCGATGTCAGCTTATATTGAAACAAGCGACCTAGAAATGTCTGAGTCTGGAGATCAATTATTCATGGTTGATAAAGTAATACCAGATACTATTATGTCTGAAAACACAAATTTATATGTAGAGCTAAAAACTAGAAAATATCCTCAAGGCACAGAAACAACCAAGGGTCCATTTACTATTACTAAAAATACAGGTAAGGTATCAACAAGAGCTCGTGGACGTCAGATAGCTGTTAGGCTTTATAGCTCTGGCACAGAAGATGATTGGCAACTTGGTGATTTCAGGATTAATGCGCGTTTGGATGGTTTAAGATGATAAGACTTCCTTCCCCACCTAGAAACATAGGAGCTCCATCTTCAGTTTTGGACTTTTACAATAAGCTGAATGAAATGATCACTTTTCAGCAAAATTTAATTTCAGGATTGGAATTTCAACAGACACAAAATGATTTTTCTGTAGCTGCTGGGGGGAAAAGCATAGAAGATTCTTCTGATGCTAAGGCTTGGTTTAATGGCTAATAATTATAAAAATTCAAAAGTTGATTTAACAACAACAGACGTAACAGTTCTTTACACTGCACCAGCAGCAACAACAGCAATTATTAAATCAATACTTGTTTCGGAAGACAGCGGGAATGCAGATACCATAACAGTTACGATAACAAACACAGCCACAGCAGTCTTTAGCCTTTTTAAAGTAAAGGCAGTTGGTGCAAATGCAACAGTTGAATTATTAACCCAACCTCTGGTCGTTATGGAATCAGAGATATTAAAAGTGACAGCAGCAACAGCCAACAGGCTTCACGTCACAACAAGCTATTTGGAGGTAAGCTAATGGCTGAGCAACTAGGTGGACTTACTGGTCTTCTTGATGAGGAAGATGGAAAAGATTTTACATACAACCTTTTCCAGTCTGAAGCTCAGGATCCAGACGTAGGTTATAATCTTCAGGCTCTTTATGGAACAAAATCTATGCCTGTTTTTGAATGGGTAAAGACAATACAAACTGGGGAAAGAACTTACAACCCTCAAGACGATTTTGATAATTCAATGCTTGATCAGCTAAATCAACTTGAAAGCGAATCACAAGATGGAAAAATTCCAGGAGTACCGACAACAGCTGAAATTGTTGCTGGTGTCGCCGCTCCTGTTGTTCAGGCTGTAGGCCAAAATGTAATTAAGGGTGTAGGTGATGCATATCTTGGTGGTGGTGTTGATGCAGCTCTTGAAGGTGCCGCTAGTACTTTCAGCCTCAGTGCACTTCCGGAAAGCCAAGTTACAAAGCTGGCATCAAGTACATCAAAACTTCTTGATGCAGGGGCACTGAAGTCAGGAAGATTGTTTGCTCCTGAGTTAGCAGGAGGAAGAGCACTTGCCGAATCAACAGGGAACTTAGATGCTTGGACTGCACTTAATGATGCTGGTGCTCTTTCGAAAACAGGGATATATGACTCAAACACCTTAACTGCTTCAGGATTTACAGGATCAACAATTGATTCAACTCAAGCAGTATCAGCTGGCAAAAATGCAGCTGCTTCTTCAGCAATAGCTACGGCTGTTGAGCCGACTACATATTTCGGAGGCGTTCAACAAAGGCTGGGGATGGAAGGCTTAAAGTCTGCTGGGATGAATGGCCTTGTTAGTTTTGGGATAAACTTAGCGTCTGGGATGAAACCCAAAGAGGCTGTAAAGTCTGCAGGAGCTTCAGCTATCGGTGCTTACATCGGTCAGGCACTTATACCCATCCCAGTTATAGGTGGTGTTATAGGAAGTGCCGTAGGAAGCATAATTGGTGGTCGTGTAATATGCAACGAGCTTCAGCGTCAAGGCGTTATGACCCGCAAGCAGGTGGTTCTTGATTATAGGTTCACCAGAGACCACTTAACACCTCAGCACGTTAATGGATACCACATTTGGGCAGTCTGGATGGTACGTCAAATGCGCAAAGGAAACTTTGTTAATTTTTGGAAACATGTTGCTGGTCACCGCGCTAATGAGATTGCCTATATTTATGGTGAGCGAGACAACCCAGATTATCTGGGGAAGGTTTACAGAAAGATTCTTGAACCAACATGTTGGTTAATTGGTCGCTTCTGTAAAAAAACAAACTGGTCAATTTTATATAAACCGAAGGAGATTTAAATGGCTGAAGAAATGAACATGGAAGGTGCCAACATGGATCCGTTGTCAGCAATGGACCCAGAAGCTCGTCAGATGATGATGCAGGCTGATGAAGATATTGCTGCAGTTCTTTTGGCTCGTCTTGCTAATATGTCACCAGAAGAACTTCAAAGTCTTGATTCAGCAATAACACCAGCTGTTGCGTCTGTTCTTATGAAGTTGCTCCCAGAGCTAGGTCAAATTATTGACGCTGTAAACTCTGAAGGTGAAATGCCAGAGCAAGGTGAAATGCAGATGGGTGCATTAAGTGGAATGTAGGAGGGCTAATTTATTTGATGTTTCAGCAATAACAGCTATGCTAATTGAAATGCACAATGATGCTGAAATTAAATTAACAAGTGTCAATACTGAAAAACTTGTTAATAAAATAAATGAAGCTCTCCATCAAGGAGTTATTTTGATAGCACAAAAAGATGATAAGGTAGTAGGATCAATAGGAGGGATGATTGTTTCAGACTGGTGGTCTGATGAAAAACATCTTTCAGACCTTTGGTTCTATGTTTCTCCTTCTTGCAGAAAGTCCAAAGCTGCATTGCTTTTATCAAAAGGGTTTATTAAAATAGCAAAAGAAGCTAAACTACCAGTAAGACTAGGCCACGTCTTTTCAGGAGATGTAGATCGCAAAGATAAATTTTTTGAGCGTCTGGGCATGAACAAAGCTGGTTCTTTGTATGTGGAGAATTAAATGGGTGGTATTTGCACAACTAATGTAGAGGCTTTGCCAGATGCTAAGAATGTTCTTTCAGGAACTCAGATACCTGAGTGGGTATCTGCCGCTGGTCGTCAACTTTATGAACAAGCCGCAGAAATGGCATCAAGTGAGTTCCCAGCTTACACAGGCCAAAGGATTGCAACTTTTGGCGACGCATTGGATGCTGATGGAAACAGAATACAAATAGGAACCAATGATGATGGAACTCCTATATACCAGCAGTCAAAACTTACTCAAGAAGAGTTGCAGGCAGCAGACCTTCTATCTGGTGGCGCAGAAACATATCAGTCATACTTAGATGATGCAAAGGCAATGGCTGATACTTTAGGTCAAGGATACACAGCCACATCCAGAGAAGACCTTATTGGTGACCAGTTTAGTCTTGATTCAGCACAGCCTTATTTAGATATTTACCAAGGCGCTCAAGATGCCGCAGTTAGAGAGATTCAAGATCAGACCCAAAGGGGCTTAATAAGTGATGCTGCTGAAGCTGCTAGGATGGGTGCATTTGGAGGCTCTAGGCTTGGTTTAAGAGAAGCCGAAACAGTAACTGGGGGAGCAACAGCCGCAGGTGATTTAAGAGCGAGGGCTGCAGCTGAAGGTCTTGGTTTCGCAGCAGGTCGTTTTGATACTGATAGGGAAGCTCGTTTTGCTGCTGAAGATAGGTCTTTGGCTGCATATGAAACTGATGAAGCTGCAAGATTAAGAGCATCTCAAGAACTTCAAAGTTATGCACCTCTTGTTCAAGGATTAAATGAGCAAGCTGCTGCAGGCCTATTAACAACTGGAGAGGCCAAAAGGAATCTTGACCAGATGGCTCTTGACTTAGCCTATGGAGATTATGTTGAGCAACGTGAATATCCATTCCAAATGCTTAACTTTGCTCAAGGTGCTCTTCAAGGAACTCCGTACGAAACTCGCACAATTGGTCTTGAGCAAGGAAATCAGTACGTTCAGTCACCAAGCATATATGGCCAGACAATTGGAGGCCTTGGCTCTTTGGCTAGTGCTTATTATTTGGGGAACAGATAAATGGCTCACCAAAAAAATTCTATGGGCTTTCCTATAGAGCACAATCAGATTGGCAGTGTTGATGAAATGAATGCAGCTTCAGCTGAAAGCCTTAATGCTGGCGTTTCAAATACAGACATGTCTACGATTAATGCTGGCGTATTAAATACCCTCCCAGCATACCAGCAAGCATTGGCCATTGCAGATCAAGTCTATCAAGAGCGTGAACCAATCAGCCCAGCTATGCTTAGCTTCTTGTTCTTCTCAAAGATGGCAGAAGAATCAAGCAAGCCAGGATCCACAGCTCTGGGTGCCGCAGGAACTGCCGCTGCAACCCCAGCCGCATACTTAATGAAAGAGCGTGAGCTTGATGCCGCAGATAAGAAAGCCAAGGCAACAATGGCCGCAACTCTTACTACTAGCCTGACAAAAGCTCCACCAAAGACAACGCTGTATGTTGATCCAAGTGACGCAAATAAAACCATACGTTTATCAGAGCTTGAAGTGTCTCAAAGACCAGATAGGGATAGCCTTATTCCTTACAAACCTCCAACAGCAGCAACAATGAAGTCTGTTGGCACAGGAACTTTAGCTCAATATATGAGTCTTGAAGATGCAGAAGCATTCGTAATACAACAAGGAATGAAAAGAGATCACCCTAATTTTGAGGCTAATGTTAATAAATTCACAACAGAAAATCAAAATTTAATTGGTGAAAATATCCTTTCTGGGGGTTTGTTTAGCGAAGCTGTTCCTCTTGTTCAAAATGGAGAGGTAATAAACTTGCAGATAACGCCATCAAAAGCTGCTGCAAAACCTCAATGGACACTTTACACAGAAAAAA